CATCAACTGGATGTCGTTGAGGAGCTTCTCTTCCTTCAAGATCCGCTTGCTTTCCTGCGGGGATTCCACAGACGCCGTACGCAGACGACTCAGGATCCGGCGAGTATCAATGCCGTAGTGATCCAGGTTACGAGCCGAACGCAGGAACCAGTGAGTCATGAGCCATGAGATTACATGGTCATCGTGACCGCTGGAGGCGTGGTCAATGCGGCCCCTACGTTCTACCAGCGTAGACAACTCATCGATCAGGCTGGCATCACGAATCATTGTCGCTGTGGTTTCAGTCGCCACTGGCATGATGTCGATGTACAGCGCTTCACGCAACGGGCCAGAAGTCGGGAATCCGAAGTCCGCACGGTACGGGAAGAATTTCCTCTCTGTAGGAACGCCATGCGAGTACTCACGATAATCGCGCTTAGCGCTCTCAGAGGCCTCTGCACGGTCGACGACGCGAGAGTAGATGCGACGGCCAGGGTCAACGCCATTGATCGGCAGATCGATCAGCAGGTAGTCCAGGATGGTGATCCAAGTAGACTTGGCTTCAGGGATAACCGTCATCTCCTTGAATTCCTGGATGAACTTACTGAACCACATCGAGAAGCGAATCAAGTTGGATTCCGAAACCGAGAAGGCCAACAACACCTCACCTGTTTCAACATCCACCATGATGCCCGACATACTGTCTCGTCCCACGGCGTTGGAGGTATCGAGACCCAGTACCGATTTACGGCGCAGGGCTTCTTCCTTCGGAACGTGGTAACGCACGATGTACGATTCGTTCGACTTGTCCGTGATCGGCTCTTGGTTGAGACTCTTACGGATACGGTTAAGGACTTTCTCCTTAATCGGGTTACTGGCCGAACCGAATGTCCACTGTCCCAAGTAGTCTCGACGGATCTTGTCTCGGGACGCTGGTACGGTAGCAATCTTTTCACGCAGCCATTCGTCACTGTAACCGAGTTGCAGGTGGTTAAAGGAGATGTCCACGTATGGCGCTTCCGACTTACTGTTAGCCCGGATAGTAGCCACGGCGTCTTTACGGTCAACGCAATCGTAAAGGATCTCACTGAAGAACATCGCGATCGACTTGATCTTCTCGAACACGTACTTACCGGAATCGGTGGACAAGTCGCCGGCGGTAGTTGTGTACAAGATGCCGTGCATGGAACCGTTTGCGCGGGCTTCGTCGAAAGAGGCGGTGGTTGCAGCGATCAGGGAAGGAATCGAGATCTCTGCGTACGGAAGGAAAGGAACCTCGTCACCTGTTACCAGGGTTGGAGTTGTACCACGACCCACGCCGTTCGCTGCTTCAGGGTCGCCCTGAGGAACGTACGACTTGGTGCGGTTGCCACGGGACAGGGTGGTGAACTCATGCTGGTTGTCCGCGTCCTTAGGATGCAAGTACCACATCCACTTGGGTAGCAGGTCCCGCATCAGCTTGTATTCCTTGATCTCCTCTTTACGCAGGTCGCCCTTGGTAAACAGAATGTGCATGGAATCACGAGCTGCCACGTTGTGGAAGTAGTTCACCACAGCGCGGGTGTTCAGCGACTTACCGGTCTGACGGATTTGCTGGACGTAGGTAATGAATGAGTTCAGTACGCACCAGAACATGGCGATGTTACCGCGGTTAGCCCGCAGTGGGTGAGAACCACCACCAGATTTGGCAGGTACCCGCTGGATCTCCCGGAAGAAGTACCATGGGTTGACCTCACATTCCAGCATCATCATCTGGACGATGTGTTCAGGCAAGTTCGGATCAAACGGGTCCCACTTAGCCAGTTCCGGCTGGACGAGAGCGAGCATCATGTACCAATGCTTGACGCCCATCGCCTTGTATTTGGCAGCCATCCTGACCCAAGACTCGTTACGAGACCCTGTGTCAACAATGGCTTCGGGATACTTGTCCCAATCCTTTTCGTACAAAATGGCCATAAGTGGTGTACGGCTGGGTGTTACCCCAGCCGTCTCCTAATCAATAGTTGTGACAAACCACACCACTGACACCCAGCTGTAGATCGCCGTTGATCATACGCTTGATCCACTTCAGGTAAATGACGCCACCTTCGATCACGTCGTTGACGAAGATCGTTTTGGTAGCCCACTGACTGATCGGCAGTTCGAACGTACGTGTGTTGGTGGTGATGATGACGTGTGTAGGCGCCGGAGCGATGGTTTCACTCTGGTTGTCGTACAGCGGGTTGATCCCGTAGTACAGCGCGTTGAGCCAGTCGACTTGTTTGGTGAAGCCGTTCGCCAACTCGATGTAAGACAGACCGCCAGTGTTGGCAGTGATCTTGGCCATCAGGTTGTCGCCGTACCAGTCTGCCTGGTTGTCGGAGTGCTTCACACGCCAGTTGGTTTCGCGCATCCCGCCGGAGCGGAGCAGGCTGACCTGGAACTGCTGAACGTGCTGGTACTCGCCGTAGGCTGCGTCGATCAACTTCATCTTGACTGCCACTTTCATGATCTGAATAGTGGTGAAGTCGATGCCGTTGAATGGCGAGCTGTCCGGATGGAGTTCCACAGCGTTACGAGGAACGCGCAGCGCCGTCTGACGAGTAGCGTCGTACAGCCAGTAATCCAGGATGTAACCGTTGACACTGTCCTTCCACGTCGGGTAGGCGTAGAGCTTCAGACTGTAGGCTGGATCGGTTTCGATACCACGGATCACGTACGGTTCGGTCACGCGGCCGTTGGCAGTCTGACCTTGCAGGTACGAGTATTCCTCGTTCTGCGACAACTCGTAGGACAGTTGCAGCGGTTGCTCGCGACCACCCACGGTTGGAGACCAGTACTTCAGGCCTTCGATACGGAACTTGCCGTTCGCATCTTCGTCCACCACGTCCATGATAGCCGTGGTACCGTCGGTGTACGTTACTTGGGCACGCAGGGCCAAGGACGCTACCGTGATGTTGATCGGCACTTCCAACACGTTCGGTTCGGAACTGGACAGACGGGAGCTGATCAGCTTGATCCCCTGCACGCGCTTCTGCGCTTCGGACGGAGCCCGAGTCAGGTTGGTGTTGTGGATCAGGAGCTTGTTGTAGTCGATCGGCGTACCGTGGATGTTGTACGTCACCACCGTCACGACTTCGCTATCGTTCAGCTTGCGGCTGGTGTAGCCCATCTTCGGGATCTTCTCCGCCACGTTGTCCAGCTTGGTCGTGGCGTACAGCTCCAACGGGATGGCGTCGCTGACGTATTCGTTGTTGACGTAGTACGCACTGATGACTTCGCCAGAGGCCGAGACGTTGGTACCTTTGAAGATACGGATCTCGTGCGCCTCAGAACCACGGATGTGGATCTGGTTGTCGATCTGCAAACGGTGAGGGAAGACACGAGTGTCCAAGTAGCAACGCCAGGTTTCGCTAGCGTAGCCAGGACCGGTACCCAGCAGGATGTCAAGCTGTTCCAGTGTCGGACCATCGTCCTTGATTTCCCACACAGACAACTCAGCCACGTAGGTGGTGTAGTCCATGCGACTGACCCGGAACCACTGACCCATTTCGAAGTCGTGGACCAAGTCATTCTCGTTAACGATGTACTTACCGTTTTCGGTCTTGATGATGTCGGGCGAACTATCGACCAACTTGTACTTGTAAAGGTCTTGCAAGTCGAACTGCAAGCGCCGGCGGTCTTTGAACACGATAACGGAATCGCCGTTACCAAGCGGAATAGTGACTTCAGCCATTTCCATATCCAAGTGATGGGGAGGTTACCCTCCCCTGTGATTATTGACCCACAGACTCCCAGGCCGCATGTGGATGTGGGTGGTCGATCGAATCGTGCTCGAAGCCTTCTTCGACGACTACCAGGTCACGGGAGATCGAGACACGACCATCCAGCATGACTTGGATCACACGGTCCAGCAGACGATACTGGTAGATGTTGAGCGCAATCGCTCCATCCTCTGGGTGAGGGTGGATGATGACGTGCTTCAGGTCCACCTCCTCCTTCAGCGAAGGATCGTACTTGAGCAGCCAGTCGTAACCACGCATCCGCTCACGAAGCCATTCAAGAGAGTATTCCTCCTTGAACTCGTTCATGTTGATCACGCCATCGAGCATGTCGTAGATCAGCTTGGTGCAGAGAGGACTATAAACCCTATACCAAGCCGGGATCGGGTTTGGCAAGGCTGGCGGTACTTGAGGTAGATAGAGGGACATGTAGTCCTCGATCTCGTTATCCACCGCCCACGATTGATCACGCCATTCGTAGGTGTCGATATCGGTCAGCCCTTTCATCGGGATGATTGGGTTGGTCACCTGGTACGGAGAACCGTTCTGGATACCGACTGGCAACAGGCCGTTGTTCTCAGCCCACGTCAGTTCGCTGCGAGAGTACAGCTGACCACCGATCACCACACGGGACACTTGGTCGTCATGCAGGTTGAAGCGGAAGTTCTCGCTGAGCGCACGGTG